AAGGCCGATGAAATTGTGGTTTTGTGTGCGGGATATTGCTCGCTCAAGTTCCGGCTGTAACTCCATGAGTTTACCCAGTTTTTCGTTGAGCGCGGAAACGTCTGGCTCGGCCTTGGCAATCTCATCCTTGAGGGACTTCGCAAGAGCCTTTCGCGCTTCCTTGTCTGGTCCGCTCAAGTCACCATAGGCATCAGCAAGAGCCTTGTAGGTGTTCTGCTTCAACTTCTGCGCCTGCTGAATTGAGATATCTCCGGGTCCGTAGTTGTCCATGAAATCGCGCAGGACAGCACCAGAAGCTTGCTGCGCCGCTGTGGGGGCCACCGTGTTGGAATGTACACCACCACGAATCTGACCGCTGGCATTCATGCCCACATCGACGGTATCCACCATCGCGGGGGAACCCTTGATTATCGCGTCAACCTGATCGCCCGTCATGCCCATGAGTCCGCGCAGTTTGTCCGCTCCGCCCTGATTTGGGAGAAGGCGTTCGGCAATACCCGTCTGAATGACGGCAGAGCGTTCGGCAGGGGAGAGCGTGGTGGACGGTTTGATAGCCGCGCTGTAGAGCTTTTCCGCAAGCGGCTGGCCCCCAGTGATGAGGTTGCCAACTCCACGCGCAGCCGGAGCCACAGTGACGCTCGCGAGTTTGCCCATAGCCGACAGAGGGTCAGTGACGGCACCGACCTTTGCCGCTGCGTTACCAGCCATCTGCGCCGCCTCAAGAGCGCGTCCAGTTGCGCCCACCTTCGACGCGACACTCACGCCACCCTTGAGCGCACCGCCAACGCCAGTGAACACCGTCGAAACATCGGCAAGCACACCAACTGGGTCAGTTGCAACAGCCTGCTTGAAGCCGTCCTCGCTGCCGTAGCGGTCCTTGAAGTAGGCGTTCATGCCCTCCGCAAGTTTGCGCTCTTCACCCTGCGCACCAACAGCCATTTGACCGTAGCCGAGCGCGGTGTTGCCGATAGCCTTCGCCGTCTCAATGGGCGAGGTAACGGACTTCCACAGGTCGGACACGAGACGCGCACCGGAGGTGGGGATGTTGCCAGCACCGGACTTGAGCGCATCGCCCCAAGACATTTGCTTGGGCTGCTCCGGCTGACTCTGCCCGCCACCAAACTGAGCGGCTAGGACGCGCTCAATCTCGGCATCAGGCATCCCGTCAGGGAACTGCCCTATCTCCCCGTTGGGGAGTGCTACCTGAATGGGCATTACTCAAGCCTCCGGGTCTGCGGGTTGTACACACGCACGGGAGAGGAAGACTGACCGCCGCCCTGATAGCCCTTGTCGTACTTGGCAACGAGATTGCGCACACCCTTGAGCGCGGCTACCCTGCGGGCAACGGGAATGGTGTCATCACCGACCATGCCAGCCATTTCTCGGTACAGCATAACGTCCTTGTCGGACTGCGGGCCTTCCATGCGGGGCATCTTTGAGGTCAGGATTCCGCCAATCTGCTTCAATTCCTGTGCGGGAATACTTCCAGGCGTGGCGTATCCGACCACAGCGGCGGCACGGTCAGCCATCGCGCCGACACCGGATGCCGTGGGACTGGACAGCAACAGGCGTTCCGCGTTGTCGATGACATCGCCCACGCCCTGCATATTGTAATCGCGCTTACCTTGGGCCGTTCCACCAGCGGTAGCAGCGGCCTTTGCACCTACTGCGGTTGGGTCATAAGCGACAACGCGCTTACCCCTGGCCTCGGTCATGGTTCCCCAAACCGGAGTACCCTCGTCATTCATGTACATGACGGGCTGCTTTGAATCGCCGCCCACGCCCTGCCCCTTCGCAAGCATCGCCATGATCTGCTGATGCTTCAACGCCTCCATCGCCTGATTCCTGCGGGCTGTTTCCTCTGCCTTGGAAGCCGTGATAAGTGCCAACTGCTGTTCGCGCTGCTGCTTCACAAGGTCCGCAGCGGCCTTTGAACCGCCAGCAAGCAACTGCTCGTAGCGCGGATTTGTTACCTGCGGCATGAAGTCGCCAGCAGCCTCGGCCTCCGCACCGTCAAGCGACTTGTACGCAGTTGGCTTGATTCCAAGCATCTCGGCGTACAGTCCAGCGGCCTGCTTGTCCTTTTCCTCGGAGTCGTTAAGCTTGCGCAACTGGAGGTCATACAACGCCTGTTGCCGCGCCTCCTGCGCCTTCTGCAAAGCCATCGCCTCATTTGCACGAATGGTGGGGAAGTATGTGGAGTTGAATCCCGACAGGAACCCGCCGACAGTGTTACCGAGGTCTGCCATATCCTAGCCCCACAGGTCGGAAAGCCAGTTTCCAGCCGAGGACAACCCGCTACCAATAGCGCTCGTCACTCCCTGATTGGACAGAAGCCCACCAGCAAGCCCACCAAGTCCGGTGTACAGGGCGTTTGTTCCGCTTTGCTTCGCCTGTAGCGCGGCATTAGCTGCGCTGGTCTGCGCGTTCAGGTTGGCTACGGTGTTCGGGTTCGCACCAGATGCAAGAGCCAGCGCGTTTTCAAACGGACGCTGATTCTGGTTGATGGTGTCGGTGCGCTTGGCAAGGTCGTAGTTGTACTGATCGGCAAGCTGCTGGTTGGCGAAGTCCACGTTCTGCTGCTTCTGCCCGTAGTCCCACGCGAACTGCTGACCGCCGTACTCCTGCTGACGCTGCGCCTCTGTGAGGCCAGCCTTCCAGCCAAACTGATTGCTCTGGTCAGCCAACTGCATAGCCTGCGCATCAGCGTTCAAAAGACCCTGCTGGTACGCCTTCTGCGCCTGCCCAAGATAGTCAGACTGCATCCCCTGCCCCTGCGAACCGTACAGTCCAGAAGCACCGTAGCGGTTATCGCCTTCGGTCAGGGAGCGGTTGTACGCCTCGGTAGCCGTGCCACGAAGGGCGTTGGATACCTGGCTAAAGTTCTGCGTCTGGTAGGGATTAGCGTTCTGCTGGTACTGGACGCCGTAGGCACTCTGCACCGGGCCTTGCTGCTGGCTCCCGTACCACGCGGGCATGTCAGGCGCAGCACCCGGCATCTTGTCTTTGGCGGTGGTCAGAGCGTAATCGACAACGCCCTGTCCTACATTGGTCCCGTATGGGGTAGCGTAATCAGCCATGTTCACATCCTTGTGATTGACCACAACGTCCTGTCGTGGTGCTTGACTTCAAGCGGAAACGTGTTACGTGATATCTAACGGAGGATGAAAAGATGAGAACGCTGCTGATTAGCTTGGCGTGTGTGATTCTGGTGGGGTGTGCTGGCATGAACGTCACGGAGCGTGACCCGCAAACAAACTCGACGCGAGTAAACAGGGACATTAAGGACGGGGTGGCTTGGTTTATTGAGAACGGAATTGTTGGTGCAATAGACAAGTCACTGCTGAGGTAGCTTATCTCCTAGACTTGAACCACGCCAGCGGGTCAATCGCCTGCGATGTGTCGCCCTGTATTGTTGAAATTGATTCGCCATTTGGCGACGCAGCAACAACATAATCGCCGTGGCTTGAGGTGGTTGTCTCTGACTGACCACCACTCGCAACATTCCCGTCCATGTCTCCACGTTGAACACCAGCGTTATCAGCCTTCCGACCAGCCTGTATTGCCCCAAACATTCCGGCAATCGCTTGGCGCGGACCAGAAAGAGCTGCTGCGGGGGCCATAAGTCCACCGGACATTATCGACCCTACCGCGTAACCGGGAAGACCGCCAAAGAAGTCTGCTGCAACACTGCGCGCCAGTTTTGGCGTGGTAACATAATCGCCCGTTGTGGGGTCGCTTGATGGCTGCGCATAGCCAGCGCGAACCATTTCCGTCAGGCTGCGCATCGGGGTTTGCACAGTTTCCGGTTTACTGTTGAACATGCTGCCAATCGTACTTAGCAGCCCACCGTAATTCTTTGAAAACTTTTCCGAAAGCGTTGCAGCGGCATCGTTGTACCCAAGCCCGCGCAGCGTCCCAACATCGCCCATGTTCACAGCAGCACGGGCGCGGACATTATCTATCCCTGCAATGTCGAATGGGTCGCCGTCATAGTCACCGACCTGAGCACGTGCGAGTGCAAGTGCTTGGTTGTTCGCGGCCTCTATTGCCGCCATTCTCTCGGCCCGGCGCGCACCAGTATCGGCATCACCCCACGACCTCATCGCCGCAGACGGGTTGAACCCGTTCGCAGCCATAGCACGGGAAAACTCGTTGCCAGTGGTTAGTGCGCTACCGCCGAGCAACCCGCCACCAGCGGACGCATCACCACCCATGTCACCGCGAGTCGGGCCAAATCCCCAACCAGCGTCACCAGCGTTGAATCCGCTCCCATAGCCATCACCACCGCCGCCGAAGCCACCTGTAGCCATGCCTCCGGTGTGGTTTCCACTCCCGCCAAGCCCGCCTGTTCCTTCCATTACGCCCCCAGGTTGCCGCGAATTTCAGATTGCAGGTAGCTGACCTCGGCCCGTGCGCCTGCGGAGAATGTCACCTGAAACGAGAGCGTTTCCGTTCTCGGCCCACCGAATCCGCGCCGATGTTCCGGCGTACCAGCACTCTGCCCCACCTTGATTGCACCAGCGGCAGTCCCGCCGATGGTGTTCCCCTGCGCCCACGTTCCGCCGATACGCAGCGAGTTGTCCTCCTGCGTCCAGTTGAAGATGGTTGAGGCGTTGCCCGCATCATCAACCGTTGCACAGTCACCCGTGCCAGCCTGAAGCGGGGTCACAAGGATGCTCGTCTTGCGGACTACAGCCTCGTATCCGCCGAAACTGAATGCCTTGGTGCGAAACTGGCTATTGAAAGCAGTGGTTACGCCGTACTCAAGCTCATCGTACCCGCTGGCAATGCTGGTGGAGTTGTCCGTGTCGAGGCAGTATATGCGCCCCGCGCTGGTTCCAAAGTAGGTCTTGCCAGCCATCGTGCATGTGCTGGTGACAATCTCCGTTCCGAAGTTCCATTGCGTGAAAGCAAGGTTCCACGGCGTGAATACGTAAATCCCGCTGGTGTTCTGAAGCAGCATAAACACAGCGCCAAGGGTGTCGTTGTAGGACAACTCCTGTACCCGCACATCGCCAGAAATGGTCATCAGCGGGTTGATCTTGTTGCCCACGCTGCCAATCTGGATATCGCCGTACTGCTGAACACCGGACACGTTGAACACGCCATCGTCATTGACGAAAAGCGTGTCATTGAACGCCTGTACGGATGCGTAAGCGTTATCCTGCGCGGCAGACGGGAACACCGGGTCAGTCACGAACCAATTTGTCGGCGTAGCGTCAGCGATATTCAGCCTGCGGGTGTGTGCGCCCCCACCATCGGGGTTGCGCTTGAACACCAGCAGATCATTGCCGCCAGGAGCCGTGCAGAGGTTCACAACCTGGAGTCCGTCACCGTAGCCAGCGCGAAGCTGCACGTATCCGGCATCCGTGAACGTGGTCCCGGTCCATTCGGCCTTGCTGCCCCACACGGAGTCAGCGTCATTCGTGGCGTTGGCCCACAGGCGGTTACGCGCCTCGCGCACACAGGACGGATACGAAGGCCCGCCAGTGACGGAGCCGTAAGAGCCGCCAGCATCCCAATAGCGCAGAGTGGCGTTGCCACGGTCAGCGATGAACAGCTTCGTGTTGTAGGAGGCAAGTCCAGGCTTCACCGTTCCAGACAGTGAGCCTATCTCGGTGAACACCCTACCCGCCTCGCCCCCCTCAAGCAGCGTCTTGGTCATCTGGTAGAGTTTGCCACCAGACGCAGCCACTATGTAGGTGGTCGTTCCGTTGAAGTGCGGGCGGATGACATCCACAGCAGCGGGAAGCCTGTTAGCCTCAAGCAGCGTACAGGATACGCTAGGACGGCTGCGCCATTTCTTGCTGCCCGGAGGATAGTAGCCATTCATGGACACGCGCAGGGCGTTGTCCGCGATGCCCGTAGCCGGGGCCGAGAAGTCCAGCCCAAGTTCAGGGATGACCGCTACAGTGGTCAGAGATTCAGACTTGGTACGCCTGCTCATCAGTAGAACCCACGTTCCCCGGCACTCGTCGGATTCCAGCCAGCCCGCTGGATAACAAGCGGAGACTGACCGCCATAGAAATTCAGGATATTGTTCTCAATGTCAGTCATCAACTGCACATCAGCCGTCACGTTCTGCTCGTCGGCATTCAGGCAGCACACGCGCACGTAATCGACAATCATCTGGTCGAGTTTGCCGCCCCACGGCATTGTGCTGCCCGTGGTGTACGCGCTGGTATCAATCACCGGGTAGTAAACAAGCGTCAGGGTGAACACGGAGGACGGCGTACCCTTGATGTACGCCTTCTGCACTCCGGTATCGTACAGGATAGCCCAGTTGGTCGCCTCACCAGCGGAGACGATGGTATTCCACTCGTCCTCGGTGCGCTGCGTCAGTTTCGTGTGGCTAGAATCCCTGTAGAGGCCGTAGGGCGTTCCGAAATCGCTCGGAAGGGTATACGCAGCCTGATTCGCAACCGTGCTAATAGCGGCGGTACTGCGCGACAACTGGACGCCATTGCGGTACAGAACAGGAGTGATGCGGGAGATAGCCTTGCGAATCCAGCGCAATAGGTTGGCATCGGACCACCTGGCGCTCTGCTGGTCGTTCAATTCTAGCCTGATTTGCGCGATAACGTCACTCACTAGGGACATGCAGCCACTCCTTTGTCGGATAACCGAACAATTCTTTCGTATTCCCGCTCATGGAGCGAACGTGCCCGCTGAAATGTGCGCGGTGAGGATGCCCAAGCAGAAACCAATGCCATAACTTATCGCAATGACCATGCCCGGACTTGTCATCGAAGTAACCGGACTCATCAAACGGACAGCCGCACAGGACAACGCGAACCCTATCGCTGCAAAAATAGCATATTGCGTTAGCTGCACTTCCACCCCACGCCATTCGACCTTGCGGCTTGAAATGCTCGTCGTAAATTTCGTGCGGCTCAACGCCAATCGCCTTGAACTCCTGCCCTCTGGCCCTCGCGGCGGCAACATCGTGCGCGAATGCGTCTTGATGCCCGGTGAGGAAGTAGTCGAAGTACAGGGGGAGTTGGATAGAGCGATTGAGGACGCAAATAGTCGGCTCCTCGCCAAGCATCTTGCGAAGTGCTTGCAAGTCCTCAGACCAGCAAGGGGCGGAACCTACAACAGCGATAATCACTATTTTATGATGATGTTGGAATGCCCGCCATGAGTCTTGAGGCTCTGGACGGTCATAAATTCGGGGTGGTCGGTGATGAAGCGGCGCAGCTCGTTCTGATCGTCCAAGTCCCATCCTTCGTCCTTGGCAATAGCCAGGGCAAGCGTAGGTATGCTGGCGATCTTCCGCATGGTGCGCTCTTTCGTCCAGCCATTGCCGCCGCTCATCTTGTGCCAGCGGTTTTCTTCAATGGTCGGCACATAGTCCTGCGTCACCAGCGACCTAGACTCAAACTCGTCCTGCTTGGCATCGGTGCGGATATCGAAGAAGCGAGACAAGCCAGCCTCGTTGCCGATATTCACCATTCCAGTGGTGTCAATCATGGTTATCCTGCGGGAGTGTGAGGGGGGCCAGAACAGCCCCCCTCGGTGGGATTAGAGACTAAGCCTGGGCAAGACGCTGGATGACGGCGTTGCCCTTGGGAGCCTTCGCCTTCAAGCAGAACTCACCAACGATCATGCTGCGCTCGGAGTCACCGACCTTCGCCATCTTGTCCGTGGTGGGCTTGCGCAGGTAGCACACTTCCCACAGGGACTTCTGGAGAATGGCAACGTAGTCGTAGTACACGCCAGTGGAAGGCTGGACGGTCTGGAAGAAACGCTCGGGCATGATCTTCACCATGCCGAAGTCGCTCTCGTACACATCGACCACATTCACAACCTTCTTGTCGCCCGCGTCCATGTTCACAGCGGCCTTGGTGTTGCCGTAGAACCCGCTGATGATGCGCTTCTGAGTCGGGGAAGCCAGAACGAGGTCGGGCTTGCCACCCTCGGCCCAAGCGGCCTGAATCTGCGTGTTGAAGATGGTTTCGGTCAGGTCGTTGGTGGCGTTGTACGCACCGCTGAAGTCCTGCAAACAACCAGTGCCGCGATAGGTCGCGCTGTTCAGCCAGCCAGTGTAGGTCGTGCCAGAACCGGGCATCTCACCGACCAGAGAACGCATCTGGCGGGCGGTAGAAGCACCGCCAGCGTTGTACTCGGCGTTCAGCAAAGCGTACTCGGAATCGCGGGCGAATTCCTTCAACTTGATGCCAAGCTGATACTTCAGCTTGTTCGCGCCACCAGCGGTGTCCGCAGCCTCGACGGTGCCGGAGACTTCCACCAACTTGGTAAGAATCTGGGTGGCGGTGCTGAGTCGGGTAGCACCACTACGAGCGGTGTAGGACGAGGAAACGTCAGCACCTTCGACAGCGGCGTTGGACGCGGCAGAGGCCAGGTCATCCACGAGCCAGTTGGGGGTGGTATTGTTGCAGGTGGATTTGCCGATGGCGCTCATGAACGGGGTTTCAGTCGGGCTGATATTCGCAATGATATCAGACAGATCCTCACGCATCACGCCAGTGGTAATACCCATGCGGGTGCCGTAAGTAGTCGTAGCAGTCATATTGCCCTCCGTGGCAAGTTCGGCTCACATCCTGTGGGCCTACGTGTGATTAAGAGAGTTTCTTGATAATGCCAGCCGTTTCGAGCCAATCACCGATAACGTCATCATCAGCGGTGCCGGACTTGATGCGGGTGTGCAGTTCCTTCAAACGCTGTGCCTTGCTTTTCTCTTCCGAGGCAGTCGGCACGGTACGCCCTGCGGATTCCAGAAGCGGAGCGCGTTCTCTGCGGGCAACGGGTTCCTTTTCCTCTTCCTTCACCGGGGCGGGTTCATCTTTCGGCTTGGACTTCTGCGCTTCCACCCACTTGCGGGCATCGGCGTAAGTCTCCATGTAGGCGTTGGGGTCAGCGTCAAGTTTCTGGTAGGTGAGGTCGCGCACGGACGGGGGGAGTCGCTGCACCATGTTGAGAATTGCGGCCTGCGTTTCATCAAAGAGTGGGTCGCGCATAACCTGCGCCTTCACCCCGTCAATGGTCTGCTTCGCCTGCAATTGCTGCAAGTGGGGGGCGAGGTCGCGCATGATTTCTTGCTTGGCCTGCTGCGCGGCTTCCCACTTAATCGCCTCGATAGGGTCATCCGGTGCCTTGGGCTGTTCCGGCTGATAGCCCTTGAACACATGCTGCGCATACGCAGGGTCGGCCTTCAATCGCTCGATGTGAGCGTTCCAAGCCTCCATCTCCCTGCGCTGCTCGGCAAGCTGCTGCGTCTTTTGGCGGTAGTCCTTTTCCTTCATGTAGCCGCTAACGACTTCATCAAGGGGCAATTCCTCGTCACCAACCCTTACCTTGACGGGTGCTGGCTTATCCTCAACAGCGGGTGCGGGCTTCGCCTCTTCCTTGTCCACCACTTCGGCGGGGGTTTCGGCAGGCTCACGACCAAGCATGTTGTTGACCAGCGAATCAAGCGCAGAATCGGTTTCGTCGTTGTCGGACACACGATCAAGCGCATCAACTTCCTGCGGGTTGACCTCGGCGGGTTCCACGCTATCCTGAAAATCGGTCACGGTTGGACCTCCTGTCCTTTGTCCACATCCTTGTGGACCGTGTATCTATAGGCTTCGCGGGATGCGATTAGCCTTTGTTCTTGAATCGTCCGAGCTGCATGTTAAGTCCCTTAATCTTGTCTTTTAGGACTTTGTTCTCTTCCTTGAGGTCGTTAATCTCGCTCTCGACAACCGCCATAACGTCGTTGTCCTGAACGGGACGGGCAAGGAACATATTCAGTTCTTCGCGCAGTTTGTCGCGCTCGGCCCTCAAGTCCTTCGCCTCAAACTCAAACCGCCGCACCTTCTCGCGCCAACGGCGTTCATCCATCGTAAAGTGGCCTTCCATTAGAGAATAATCCTCTTGTCAGGGCTCACGCCCTGCTGTTCCATTCGTGCGGCTTCGCCCTCTGCCTGAATGCCGGGAATAAACGTCCCGATGAACTCACCCAAGCCCCTACGGATAGAGCGTAGCACGGTAAACTGATTCGTGTCACGCGGCGTAAGCATCTGTTCCTGCTCAAGTAAGAACGCATCGTATGCGTCCACGAACTCGCGCAAGTCCTCGTTTTCAAGCAGGCGCGTAGCCTTCTCACCGAGCATGGCCTTGTGCTGTAATTCCTCATTCACATTCGCACTCAACGTTCTTTTCCTCCCCGGCCTGCGGTCTTGCCGCTTGGGCCTTTACGATAGCGTCTGCCGCTGTTTTGGCGGCCTGAATCTGTACCTTGGCCTGTTCCGTCGCGGCCTTAATCTGAATCTCTGCCTCAAGTTTGCGCTCAAGCAGGGCGATGTTCGCCTCAAGTTCCTGGCGCTTCAACGCCATTTCCTCCTGGCTCATCTGCACCTTGAGTTGGAAATCTGCCACATCAAGCTCGGTGTTGCGCTTGAGGTCGCTGTTCTGCTGCGTCAACTGCTGTGCCTGGTCCTGCGCCCGCTTTAACTCGGCCTGCATCTGCTGGATCTGCTGTTCGGACTGCTTGATGTGCTGGTCCATCTGCTGCATCTGCTGTTGCATCTGCTGAGTCTGCGTAGGCGAAGGCTGGTTGGCGAACTTCTGCTGGATATCCTCAATTGGCATCAGCAAGTTCTTTGCGTTGATGTCGAGGATTCCGTATTTCTTGTAGATCGTTTCCGCGAGGTGGACGGGGGTAGCGACACCCAAGGGGATGCCCACTTGCGTCAGGAATTGGATATGTGCGTCCAACTGCTGCGCCGTGGCTTGCTTCTCCTGCGGTCCAGTGCCGACATCAATTTCAATGTCGAACTTGCCTTGGAGATCATCGGCGGTTACTTCGATAGGTGTGCCAGTGAGGCGCACAACGTCATCGGGCGGGTAAAGCTGCGTAATGGCGATCATCTGCCGCAGGAGTTCTTCCAGCGAGTCAGCAAAGCCCATCGCCGTGAACTTCTGGCGCATCTGGCTTGCCGTCATAATCATGGATATGCCTGTAGCGGTCTTGTTCAGGCTGTTGGCATCAAGCCCCTGATTGTACGAGGTGATGCCCGTCTTCTTCTCAATGCTCACATCGCCAAGTTCCTTGGCACGAAGCACGAACTGATTCGGGGGATTCACCGCAGACTCACGGATGGAGTCGGGATTGCCAATAATAGCGTCACCCATGACACGCGCTGACCACTGACGGGCCATGTTCCTGTCCTGCGTAATCACGGTGCGGTATGTGGACTCAGCGGCAGAATCGACAATCAGGCGGCGAAGGTTGGTCTGCTCCATCTGTTCGTGGCGCAACTGCAAAGGCAGGGGGAATCCCTCCATCTTGTGCGGCTCACGCTGGACATAGCCCAGGATGAAAGGGGGACCGCCGTAGGGGTTTTCCACAGGGTCTTGAAGAACAACATCTTCGCAGATGCTGCAAATGGTCGGCTCAAGCAGGCCGTCTTTGTCGATGTCCGCCATGAAGTAACATTCCCAAACGTCCACTTCATTGCTGCCAGAGCGAATACTTTGCTCATCGTAATTCCTCGTAGGTAGGGTGTTGTCAGGGCTAGTCAGGCCGTCAACGTCGAACATGCGCTGGATTTCACCAAGCGTATCGGGGTTGCTGATGCGGTTGGCTACCTTGTCCTTGACCTTGTCGTACACGCCCTTGCGGTAGATGCCTGCGCGTTCACCCTTGCGAATCTGGTCGAGCGTCTTACGCACCTTGTGAGCCACGAAGGGACACTCAGACACTTCGGGATAGCCCGGCACGTAGTAGAACTCCCACGCAGGGACAACTTCGACACTGGGTCCGGCGAACTTGACCGTTTTGCGGACGGCCTTCACTTCCTCGTAAGCCTTGACCTCAGTAGCCATTTCAGGCTGCATCATCTGGCCCGTAATGGGGTCCATGAACGGCTGTGGCTGCATGGGCGCAGGCACCAGCACTTCGTTGTACTTCGTGATCTTGATGTTCTTGTCGTTGCTCATAGCGTCGAACTGTTCAGCCGTGAGCATGGGGAAAGTCTTAGTCTCAAGGTCGTAATCTTCACGGTAACAGCACTTGAGGACACCGAAATGGTTAATCAGGCTGTCGTGAATCCAATCCTTGAGGATGCGCTTACCGTTCTGCTTACGGAACAGCACATAGCGCAGGTAATCCTTGAACTTCTTGGCGCGTTCTTCGTTGTCGCTGGTGATGGAGAAGAAATCGCCAGTGAAAATAGCGTGGAGATTCGGCTTCAACGCCTCAACGCTGTTCCACGCGATAGAGTCCACGACCTGAGAGAAGCCCTGCCGCTCGTTGCCAAGGGGCTGGAAACGATACAGCGCATAGGACTCCTCGCGTTCCTGCGAAAGTTCCGTCTGGTGCGCCCTGGCGCGGTCAATATCTGGCTGGACGAGGTCAAGAATCTCGTCATCAGTCATGGAAATGGTTTTCGCCATGAATACCCCATGCGTCTGCGATTCGCGAATTGTGTATGGAATGTGATGCAAAGGTGCGCGATTGCGCGAGAATGAAGCGGATGTTATGCAGCGGTGAGGTGAATGAGCGAGTTAATCACCTCATGGCTAATCGTATGGCAGCACTTCCTCAATGCCGTAGGCGGTTGCTGCGGCGGGGATGAGGGACTTGAGGAAACTAGGCTCTGAGGGGTCGTAAGTGCCGCGATTGAAGATGGACTTTAGTTGCCGCTGCGGGTCCACAGAAAGCAAGTGCCTCTGCATTTCTCCCGTATCTACAACACCATTCGCCGCGTCACTCCAAACCTGTACAGGACGTTCAAGGGATATCCCGTCATATCCAGCGTCAATTAGTTTGCGGATAGCATCTTCATCCGTTCCACCACCAAACCTATCCCAGAATTGTGCCGGTGATGTTATCTCTAGGGGGTTCTTCATGTTCACATGGAATGGGATAACCCTCGAACCTGGACGCGCATTTGCGTAGCTACCAGCCTCGCTAGTTGCCGTTGTCAGGTATACACCCGGCCCCAATTCACCAATTCTCGACGGCTTTATGACATCGTAATCGGACCCTGTACCATGATAGACAGTGAGGTCTTTACCGGAGGCATCAACTATCTTGTTCCCATCAAGGAACTTCGCCAAGTTCGCTTCCCTGACGGCAGCGTCATCGACGTAGCCGGGTACGCTCATCTGCGGCCCATTCCCGTACCTGATAATCGCGTCTGGACGCAGGTCGGGCGGCGTGGCGAGACGCTGTTCGGGCGTGAGGTTCATGCGGGCAGAGACATCGCGGGCTTCGATTTCGCCAGCTAGACGCTGGTAGGCATCCCAATCAGACGGTATTGCGCGGTACGCCGCCGATTCTTCCGGCGACCTGCTGCCACGGAGTTTAGACCACGCATCAAATTCTGGTGTGTACATGGATGCGTTTTCCGGACTTCCACCATTCGGGAACCCCTCACGCTGCTGAATGGCGTGTTGGAGTTCGTGGAGGTTGGTTTCTCTCAACGCCTCACGGTCTATCGGCCTACGGGCAGTCGGAATGCCTAGTTCAATAGCTGGTGCCTTTGCGCTGTGGATATAACTGCCGCCAGTCTCTTCCCGCCCTGCGCGCATTGTCCACATATCGGACAACTCAGGATACGCGGAGTAGAGATTTTCGTGGTCAAGAATCTTGCCCTGCGTCATCCCCGGCTTTTTGCGCAACAGGTCAACAGCATCGGTCATCCTCGCCGCGCTATCGTCAATCTCATACATCCACTTGTCGCCCATGCCCTTGAACCAGCCCGTTGCTTGACGCACGGCCTCGTTATCCACGCCCTTCGCGGCGAGTTCTTCCGCCTTCTTGAGCGCAACGAGGTTGGCCGTCTTTGCCTTCGGGCCAGCGAAGATGCCAGCCATGCCGATGCGTTCCATCGCGTCAGCACTCGGCGCAACCATGTCCTTTGCGCTCTTAGCCGCAAGGTTCTGGCGAATCCACTTGTGTTCAGGCGCGTTCATCGGGTCGAGGATGTACGGGTCAACAGCGTTCAAAAGACCGCCAGTGACACCATAGCCAGCGTTCTGCGCAGCGAGTGCGTCAGACATCACGCCGTACTCGGCCTTCTTCTTCGGCTCCCTGGTGAGGATGTCCGCGAGTGTGTCAAGGAAACCCATCGAACCCCCTACGCAGCAATAAAGTTAGGCTTCGTGTCCTTGATGCCATAGTGCTTCAACTGCACCTCATCACTCATCGCGAACGTCAGGCACAGCGCATCCGCTATATTCGGGCTTGGCTTGCCCTCTGCGCGCATCTTGCGCTTGCTCTGGACCTTGATCTTGTTTGTCGCGTCCAGCATCTCATACGTCACGCCAGAGAGTTCAGAGATCAGCTTGCCCTTGAGCGGCATATCAGCGGGAATGCAGTTCTGCTTGGCCTCAAACCATTCACGGCACTTGAACCACAACTCGTCCCGATAGCGCGAGAAGCGTTCCTTACTCGGTGCGGTTTCGGCAACGTTTACGGCAGTCACCTCGAATCCGAGGTCTTCCAAGGGCTGCTTAACGCCCGCGCCCCAACCGATTGCGTCGATAGCCACGTTCCGGCAACCGAACTCGCGCAACCTGGCTGCGGCCCAGCCCGCAATCTCCCTGTAATCGTCCTTGCGGCATTCCTCGGCATGGAGCAGCTTACCGCCCTGCCGAATCACTAACGCCGTAGGGTCGCCAGTGAGGGAATAGCCAAGGTCCAGGCCAGCAGAGATAGGCGCATACGCAAATGAGACATTGCGCCCGATAGCCTGTTCAATGAGTTCAAGCGGAATCAGCACCATCTCGTCGGAAGCGTGAAACGAGCAGTAAAACTCCTGCTGAATCATCGGCTCCGGCATTCCAGACTGACGTTCCATGTCAATCTGCTCATCAGTCAGTACGCCAGTGTCCTTGACGGACAACTTTGCGCAGTACCAAGTGGGGTTCTCAAGCGCGGTGCGGTAGAGATCAAAGAAGTGGTTCAGGCCACGAGGGGTGCCGTTGAACACGGCCCAGCCACCGTTTTCCGTCAGAATCGGGCGAATGTAGTCCCAAGCGAGAGGGTCTTGCAGCGAGTATTCCGAGAACACGCATCCGACAGGGTTCGTACCCATGATGCTGTCGTAGTGGTCAGTGCCGACGATCTGAATGACGCTGCCACAAAGCAGCGTGATCTTCATTTCCGTGGCGTTCTTCGCTGCAACCAACTGACGCGGGATGTAATCAAGGAAAGCCTTACCGCCGCCGTCGATGCCGTCCCAAATGATGCGCTTACCCTGTGCAAACGTGGGCAAAAAGTAGTAGTAAACGCCCTTGCGCTTGTGGGCCATCATTATCATCAGATTCCAGCAGGACAGGTCCTTGCCAGCTCGTCTGTGAATGCACCAGAAGGCCCGCTTACCGCCACTGAGGATGTAAGAGATCGCCGGGTCTTGGTATGGGCGCGGCACGAAGCCGTGAGGAAGCGTGATCTGCTTCTGTAACTTCTCAGCCATGAGACACCCTAATCCTCGTAAAACTGAGGGGCAGGGGTCTTTTCGAAGCGCACAGCCTTTATCGTCTCGCGGCCATCAACGAGAGCCTTAACCACGCGATGCCAGCCGTCCATAATGAGGCCGTCAGCGTCCATGATGACCGGATACTTGAGGTCCGTGTCATTCACGCGCTTGCAATGGCCAGCAAGTTCGCGGGCATTGGTAATGGGGTCGAAGATTGGCATACCGATGAACAGGTGACGCAGAGGCACATCAAACGGCTCAAGGTCTTTGGACAGTTCTATGAGCTGAGCGGCACCATACACGCCGCCATTGGCTCCACGGAACCGATTTTCAGCCACAGTGCATCCGCTGATATTGATGCCATTGCTCATGTCGTGTTTGCCTTGGTGGGATAAGCAGCACAAGAATAGCGCCGCGAGGTGGGATGAAATATGTCCCGCCCTGGTGCGCCGACTAGATGGGCGTGGCGGGAATTGTCACTGAGGGGGGATGGCGGGAAGAAATATGCGCTGGCTTACGGTGCCAGCGAACCGAGGAAGGACTAAACTAGCAGCCGGGTTTCGGCTTCTTCACGGGCTTCTTGACCTTCTTCATGCGACCTCCTAGTTAAAGTGCAGCGTACAGCGCGCCAGTTTGTTTGTTCCGGCAGTCACAGTCTGCAAGCAATGGCCGATTTCCTTAAAGTGGGTGTCTGTGCCAGGCAGGCCAAGCCCCGGGTTAGCTACGGAGCAGTCGGCGCGACCATCAACGTCAGAGGCGACAGCCAGGTTGCCGCGAGTGGCGGCAGTACCGTTCTCAAGCAGCACATCGGCCTGGCCAGAAATAACAACCCACATGCCGGAACCATTCGGGACACCGTTTTCATAAACCACGCCGATCGAATCAAACTCGTTGGCCTGCTGCACCGCAAACCCATCAGTCGCTGTGGATGACGCGACAATGGTTCCCTTCACGCTGGCCCCGCCAGTGCCATTCACGTACTGCACCGCGATGCCGCCCTCTGGCGTGAACTTCACTGCGGAAGCATCGACAACCTTCGGAGGATAGTTGAACATCGCTACACCCTCACGACCTGACCAGCCTTAACGCTCCGCTTCCTAACAACAGCTTGCGACGTTGACGGCCTATTGAACATGGCTAGGCGTCATGTTTGTAAAAGCACATCGTCACAATGCAGGTAGCCGCGCTAATCAAGCCGATACTCGTGATGCCACGAATCTCGCGCGCAACAGGGTTCAACTCACTCGCGCTGCCGTTAGTCACATCCGCAGCAGGGACAGCAGCGGTGCCGCCATATTTCACATAGAAATCAGCGGTCCCGGAAAACACGACATGGGTCGCACCAGTGGGAACAGTGTGGGCCTCGGCAGTATTCGCAGCAAGAACACGCGCATCAATCCAATCACAACGACCTAACACGTTCTGCATCGGGAATCTGTCAGCGTCCTTGCCAAGCTTCATCGCGGTAAGCGTGGGCATCCTTTTTCATCCTCTCTCTATTTTTTAGAACGGCATAACCGTTTCCACACTCGGGCCACGGGGAACATGCACATACTCAGCGGGCCAACCATTCAACTCAGCGTTATAATACTCATCCTTCACGGCCTCAAAGGACCGGAACGTGTCCGTCTTGAATCTCACACGGTCAACCTTGCACAACTTCTGCAATGCCCGCCTACGAGCATCCGTGCATATCTCCCGCAGCTCGTCGATACTCGCATCTTCAATGGGCCTAAACGTGCCAGGGTTCGGGCAGGCCACCCACTGATACTCATTGTGTCTCTGCCTACGAGTGCGGAGCAACACGCCAGCATCAACCAACTCATCAACATGGCGCTGCACAAACACACGGGTCTTACCCATGTCACGAGCGATACGCGCCATTGAAGGGAAGCACAGGCCGTTACTGGGATTGCGGTACGACAGGATATACATCCCAACCAGGCGAGAACCGTCACTCAACTCACGACCAAACAGGACATCACGGAAAGCCTTCCACTCGTGACCCGTCATTTTGCCCCTGATGTATACGGCGGTATACACTATCTAAGAAGTAAGAACGCAGACGATATTCTGGTTGAATCCGAAGGATGAAACAGGCAGGATTGTGAGGTGGGCGACACTAGTTCGCGCTAATGCCGCCCGGTAGTCAGGGGTCGTACACCACTCACCAACTAGCGGGATAGTACCACAAACTATGGGGACTTGTCAAGTATATGTTGACAGCGTGGATGCGCGTGTGTAACGATGCGGTCCTTTTTACTCCTGCGCTATTTTTTAGCCAGCCAGTATGTACATGCCGACACCAAAGGCCAGCGCGACAGCAATGATCCCCGCCACGAACATGCGGACCTCGCGGTCAATGTCAGCTATCGTCACATACGGAGACATCGAGTAGGACATGAGCACCCTTTAGTGTGTGAGATAGAATGTGGTGATGTAGTTAAATTTACACGAGGCCGAGGTGGACCCAAGCGACTGCTGCCGACCCGACGAGGCCACCCGGTGGGCCACCACATCGCGCAATCCACTACGTCAACGGCTACTCAGGCCGTTGCTATCCGCTCACACACATGCGTAATCATTCATCATCGTGTGCATGGGAGGGGGTCGTGTGTACATCTGTGTGTACCTGGGCAGGAATATCGATGGTCATCGTGTTGGCTTGCTCTATCGCTGTCGGTGCCGATGCACCTACCAGTTTCGCCTGGCTGAACATCGCTTCGTTGATGATAACCTGTATACCGCCGCTGTCCTTAACCTCTGGTGTGTCACGCCAACCAGCGCGGGCCTTCAGCCAGAAGATAGAGCCGATGACGTTGGTAGACCCGTCGAGTAGGGAAACCTCGCGCTGAGATTCGATTCGTCCGCGCGCGTATTTGAGGCAGTCCGAAAAGTCAGACGAACGCGAACTCAACTCCTCCTGCCAACTCTGTCCATATAGTCCGAGGTGAATAGCTAACGCACCCACGGTGTATGGTATCGCACGCTGTTCCTCGTACTCCCTGCCGCTCTTGTCTCTACCCTTGACGAGCTTACCCTCATCGCATGTGTCGAAGTAGTCGTCGATGTCTGCGAGTAGATCAAGGCAGTTGGTGTACTTCGGCGGTCTACCGACCCTCTTGCCTCCATTAGTAATGGCAACACCGCTGTCGGATATGCCAGCCTTCTGCGGGCTAATGTCGACGGTTACGGTGTTGGCTACCACTTGAGCTGTCCCATCCATCTGAGTGCTTCGTCCTTGGCTTCGTTGAGTGTCGCCTGTTCTTCATGGCTACACCGGGGAGATATGTTGTCAATGGCTACCAGCAGCACGCGTATGGCTTCCAGCTTGTCCTTGTTGAGTATGCGTAGGACTTTCACGCGTTCGTGGTCTGACATTATGTTGTCCACGTGTAATCCTTGTGGAATAAAAGTTGATGAAATATGAAGATAATTGTTGACATGCTATCTCTGTATCGGTAGAACATATCTAACGAGTTGATGAACCACTAACCGAAGGAGCAATACGATGAACCTCACCGACATTCTCCAGCGCATCCTTGACCACTACAGTATCAACGGTGATATGCGCAGGGCTTACGATCACGTGCTTGGCGAAGGTGCTTACGATAAGTTGGTCAGCGATACCCATGATACGGCAAACCGCTAACCGCCTACCCCAATAGGGGCAACGCCATGACACATACGCCTGAAACACCCGACTACGCCGTCACACCCGCGCATTACGCCAAGGGTCAAATGTCCGTCCGTCTGCCGAAGGGTGACGGGTTCAAGGGCCGCGCAGAACGTCTGCTGTGCGCTCTCAAGTTCCGCTACACCAACCGCTGCCGCGCCTTCATTGGTTCGCCGTCAAAGGTGCAGAAGTTCGAGAAGCTGTATGCCGAAGGTTGGGACGCATCGTTCTTTTCGCGGGAACTTGAAGCACCGAAGGGGCAATAAATGGACGCAGAATACGCAATCAATCAGGTGATGGAAGACAACAGGCGCCTTGAGGAAGAGAACGTAACACTACGCGCACGAATCGACGCGCTAGAGGGGGTGAGGGATGCCGCCAAGCGTCTAACATGGAACGTGTCCATGTATCAGCTTGAGGCTGTGGCTGACGCACTTAGGAAGTGCGAACCATGCTAACCGTCACGCAAGCCGCTGCACATCTCCGCGTCCACGTATCACGTGTGCGTCAGTTCATTCGCTCCGGTAGGCTCAAAGCTACGCGGCATGGCGCAAGGGTGTGGATGATCGACATAGAGGACTTGCGGGAGTTTGAGGCTGTGGAGAGAGTTGTGGGGAAGCACATCAACAAAAGGGCTAAGGTTTAATATGATACCGCAGCGCACTTTCGAGGCTAGGAGTGTTAGCTTTGATATTGGGGCCGCACTAGACACAACCAAGCGTGACCGCGATCTACCTTATCAGTCTTGGAGTGGTGAATATCTTTTTAGCTTTAAGTTGCCATATTTCCAGCGTGGATTCGTATGGACTGAGCGTCAGTGCGTGAGGTTTATTGAAAGCGCATGGCTTGGATTTTCCCTTGGTTCTTATATGGTTAACGAACTGGACTGGGTTGGGAGGTTCATTCCTGAGGCCGATGGTTTTTTGATTGATGGTCAACAGCGGCTTACCGCTATCCAAAAGTATGTCAACGACGAGTTCCGTGTTTTTGACCAACTATGGAGTGAGTTGACCGTTGTAGAAAAGCGTCGATTCAAGGGCACTCAGTTTAACCAGATGCGGGTCTATATCAAAGACATGGCGAAGCTTGAAGATCTTTATGAACGCCTAAATTTTGGTGGGACTCCCCATTCCAGATAGCTGGTGTAGTACAGAGAATGTCTACTTGCCGTGCTTCTGTTCGCAGGTCGTTTCGATAACCGTCACACGCCTGTCAATGCCGTTGACGTTGAGCTTCAACGCTTCATGGTCTGCCCACGTTACGCAGTCCTTCTCGACTTGCGCTTGCCGCGTCTCCATCTTGTCGAGCTTGTCCATGAGCCGAACCAGCCCCGTCCGCACGCTCCACCACATGCCGGATACGAGAACACCGATAATGGACAGAAGTAGCTGCGTTGAGTCCATTACCTAGCCCCCATTATTTCTTTCATCTTCGCGCTACCTGCGCTGCTGCCGAAATAGTATGACACGATGCTAGTCCATGCTGCACCAAGAGCACCGAGCATGATGTTGAGTACGTCCTTGCTGCCGTCGGGAGGAGAGTACGCCATCATCCAGGCCAGCAGTCCGAAGAACCCGACAGTGACACCGAGCGCCATGATTCCTGGAATGCTATCCTTGGCCTGTATCTCGCGCTGTCGGGCGCTGTTGCGATCATCTGCGGCGATGCGCTCAATGTCGATGCCAAGCTGTGCCATCTTGAGCTTGAAATCTGCGTCGGCCCCCTTGAGTTTCAGGAGGTCGTCTGGCGTCGCCCCCTTGACGGCCTCCATTACAGCCTGTTCGTCTGCCTTATCGCCAAGACCCAAAAGAGAGCCGACAGTTTGCACAGCGAGTCCAGCAAGCGGACCGCCAAGGGCCGTTGCAAGCGTTGGCGCAACAGTTCCGACTATTGATTTCCAGTCCATACTACTTCACCGGATGGTATCCGCGCAGCAACCACCACGCGATTGCAATAGCCTCAATGACCGCTAGAATGGCCGCGCCAACCAACATGCTAATGATATCCATGCTACAACCCCACCAAGCGATAAAGTTTTGTCCAATGATGCGCTAACGATATTGACCATTCGCGCGGTAGTCCACACGATCTACACATGCAGTATACATGCAGCGGATTCAGAT